ATATCGATCTTGGAACTGAACTTCTGAAGCGAGGACATGAAGTAACCTTTATGGCCCTTGAGGTTCCAAAGGAAGGTGTAAATGGAGGTGTCTATCGTGGATTTCGATTTATGCATTATACTGCAAGTAGCGCCTATCTTGATTCGAGTCAAGTGTGGATCTGCCCTCATTCACCTGCGTTGCCCGAGGTTCGCAAGATTAACGCACGTGGATACAATCGCCCAATTGTTGCAACATGTCATTTTGATGGAAACTATCAGGCGATCACACGAAACAACCCCGGCCGAAACATCCGATGGTCGGAGATGCTGATGTTTGTCAATACAATTATGGAAGCAAACTATCGTCAAAACATTGTCCCGTGGCCACCGAATGTTGCCAAGACGGCTACAGTTCGGCCTATTCTTCACGAAAGCAAGATTGCAATTACCGATGAATTTAAGGGCGAGTACATAACCCTCGTCAACGCAAACCAGAACAAGGGTGTTACTCAGTTTGTGGCAATTGCAGATGCAATGCCCGAGCGGAAGTTTTTAGCCGTCACCGCATACTACGGAGGATTTGCAGACCAACATACCCCTCCACCCATGCCCATTCACAATAATATTAGATGGGTTCCTTTTGAAGAGGATATTCGGATGGTTCTCAGACAAACTCGGATTCTGTTGATGCCGAGTTACTATGAGAGTTTTGGACGTATTGGAGTTGAAGCGATGTACAATGGTATTCCAGTTCTGTATTCTCGGCCCGACCCCAAGCCCAAGACACCGGGTGGTAGCTCAGAAGGACTCCATGCATGGATCTCTCCTGTTGGGATTGCCTGCACGCGGGATGCAATTAGTGAATGGGTTGGTGCTATCAAGTCGTTAGACGATGAAACCGCATATTCCACAAAGTCAGAAGACTCTAAACTTCATGTCAGAAACATGGACCTCTTCTCCGAACCAGCTCGAATTGCTGATATAGTTGAGTCCTTCACACGTGAGCACCCCGTTCAGATTCGGGTTTCACAGCGTTCGTCTCAGGTGCCGTCTCTAGATCAACCACTGCGTGAGATGTCTGCTGCACAGATTCCGGAGGGGGCTGCTCTAGGGTTTTCGAATGGGCGACTGAGAATACGGCGTTAACCTTATCCTGAAGCCACCGACCCCTAGCACATAATGCAGCTTGTTCTTCATCCATTCCATGATGTACCTTTGGCTTAGGAGGAATATACTTAGCACCTGAAATAACTGGATTTGAAGGTATCAGTGCCTCGATTGCATCTAGGACTGTTTCGTGTGTAATAAGCATCTTCTCAGCTTCCTCTCGCGTGCAACCAGTCATCTTTTGAACCATCGTGATGTCATCCATCTTTTTCTTGTTTAGTTGTAATACCTGAAGATGCGTTTTATTGAAGATTTATGCCCCCCTGCCCTGTTGTATGCCATCTTTCTTGCCATTCAACTAGGTTTTGATGCCTCTCTTGGACTCTGGGCTACGTTTGTTATCAAGCTCCTGCTAGGTATTGCAGTTGTTGTCGTTCTTGACATGTTCTGCGGTGTCGGTCTCGGGGTTGTCTCGTGGTTCTTAGTCGCAGCACCGTTCATCATTACATCCCTTGCTACGGCAATTGCAATGGGCACCGAGTTCGACACAAAGGTGATTGGACAGGTAAAGAAGGAGGGATTTGTCTCCAAGAAGGACAAAATGGAATTGATCCCGGCAGATTCAAATGAGATACAGTAAAAAATGAGTATCTTCTGCGCAATTCGTATCTACAATGGCATCTGCAGGTTCATTGATTGGGTCTTTCCGGCTCCGAAGAATAATAATGTTTCATACTACATTCTCTCAGATGACTATGCTCAAGATGAGATCGTTGATTTGAAGCGTGTGCCGGAGGATTCAATCTTAATTGAGGAGTGGGAGAAGGACGGTGTGAAGAGGTGCAATCTCTTCTACGAGGGTGACGAGATTGTGCGTAATCGGTTTAATCCATTTGCAGCTGAGCCATACGTCCCTTGGATCTGGATTGGAGATAAGAACACCGAGGTGGATCTCACTGCCGCCATGCAGAAGTATATGGCTGTCGGCAATGTAATTGCAGTCGACCTCATCCTCCATCTCATTCAGGTTCACCACGATACGGAGATTGTGTACATCGATGCTCGGACACTTGAGGAGGTAAAGTTTCCGGCAAAGGGAGTAAGCATCCAGGCTCTTAATGCAGACGCCAACTGAACCATTCAAAGTAGCTGAACGGTATATTCAACTTCGTAAAACATGTGCCCCTGATTCCTGGGCCGACACACTAGGCCTCATAAGCGACATGATTGTCATGCCCATCATAACATTATTTTTAGTTTTTCTTCATGTAGCCGATCCTATGATGATCATAACAACTCTGCTCAAAACGTATCAGGTCTGGAAAGACTATACCGAGTATATTGAACTTCGATTTCAAGTACAGGCTATGTTCGTCCACTGTCAGAGTGTCGGTGGTCCTTTTATCACAACTAACAATCCACTGTATATGCCCTATGTGTTTGCGGATGCAGTTCAGCGCACAAATCTATCCACCAAGTAATGCACGCGTGGAACGAGCTCTTTGACAGTGTATACTGTATTAATCTAGCCACTCGGCCCGAGCGTCGGATAACGATGCAGCGCCGATTTGATGAAGCCGGACTCACTGTAGAGTTTGTCAATGGACTTCCAGCTGTATTTGTTAAACGGTATTGGGAGCTCAAGAACAAGCACGATGGTGCCGATATTCAAAACCACTATCATATTGCATGTGCACTCGCCCACTGTTCGGTCTATGCACTTGCCTTAGCACGGGGTCAAAAGAAGATCCTCGTACTTGAAGACGATGTTAGGATTCACATCAAGAGTGATGAAAATACCCGCACCTTCATGAAAAATGTCCCTTCAAATTGGGATCTTTTGTATTTTGGATGTATCCCTCTTTCTGAATGTATGGGCTATTGGAGTTATAATTTGATTGATCCCCATGTGATCTCACCGGGGATTTCAAAAGCCAGTAATTTATGGACAACGATGGCTTATGCCGTCAATGAGAAGATGATGAATCACATGGTCAATGTATATGGAGCTGAAATGCCAATGGCAATTGATAATTACGCGGTCCGTGTGATCCAGAAATCAAGTGAATTCAACAGCTATGCCGTTATGCCTCAGATTGTGGCAACTGAAGATGGGGCATCTGATACAGAGGGTGGGACTCAGAATGGTCTTAAATCAATTGACTCAAGATACGCTTCATACGAAGAGTATCGAGCTTAGCGAGTTCCAGTGGGGATCGCAAAGTCTCCGCCCACCGGGAGGTTAGACGGATAGGCGGTCTGGTTGGCAAGTCCTCGAGCACCATCGCCTGTGAAACCGTAGCCAACACCAGCAACCGAACCGCCACCGCGCATTGTGCGACGACGACTGCGACGGCTCTTCTTACCCTTACGGGACTTGCGACGGCGACCACCGATCGGCTTGTATGCAGCACCATCCGGCACGGACGTCATGTTCGGCACATATTCAAGAGAACCAACTGAGATTGGCTGTCCAACACCATATCCATTGCCACCGCGCAACTTACGCGAACGGCGACGACGACCACCAAAAGGAGAAGCTCCGCAAGTAGACATTTACTCTGTGGCAGGAAGATGTTCTACGAAGACCCCAATACTTCCCGGAATGCCATCATACTGCTCGTATCCTCGGATGTGGCATCCAATGGGTGCATCTTCAATCGTAGTCAACGCCACCAAATCGGGTTGATGAAACAAATCAAGTAGATTGGCAATCTTTTCCTGACGCTGTGAAAAACTTAACGTGTCGTGAACTCGGGTTCCATTCAAGACCAGGAGATCATATACCACATAACTCTTGGGCGCCAGTCGAACGACTCTAAAAATGGTATCACAACAGAGTCTCTCATCCATGACCAGGGCCAGCTTCTCTGTTCGTTCTCCTTTAGCATCAGAGAAGTATGCGTGGGCATTTCCTTCTTTATCGTGAGTCAAAAAAATCCAGCCCGGAGTTCCGCTAATTTGAGGCACCTGACATGGGTCCGAGATTGGATTGCCCTTCCTTACCAGCGGAGACAGCCGATAAGAGACTTTCATACGTTGGAACATTAGCGGATTGCGTCTTAATCTCTTGGGGTGGTTCGCTGAAAGTCGGTGCCGAAGGACGCGCTGGGCCAGGGTCACGTGTGTCCACAGGAGGTGGGAGCTTCGTGGTCACCAGAGGAATTTCAGGAGCCTGAGGAGGCACTTCCACAGGAAGAGGCATAGGCATAGGCACTGGAGCAGGGGACGGAGGAGGAGCAGGTGGAGGTGGGTAGAGTGTCTTCACAACATGGAAAACGGCAATGTGAATGAGTGCAAGAATAACTACAGTAGAGGCTCCAACGGAGAGGATGTTCCAGACGTCCATTTACATATTCAAGACCTTTTCTAAGCATACAACAAACCGCAATGTCTGATACTGTTCCTGTTCCCGAAGTGAAGCTCGAAGAGGTCAAGGTCGTTGAGACCAAGGTCGCCGAGGTTGTGGCAACTGTCGTCCCCGAGGCGATGAAGGCTGATGTGGAGAAGATCGTCAAGGACGTGCTGAAGGCCGCCATCAAGGAGCTTCTGGACGAGCTCAAGAAGACGCCCCTGTCCAAGCTGGATAAGGATGGCGACGGTGTCATCTCTGCCGCCGAGGTGAAGGAGGCAGTGACGGAGCAGGCTCAGAAGCTGGGATGTGCGCCGTCCTGCACGATCTCCTGAAAGAACCACGTATCGTTTCCAACCGTCTCCTTCCATGTCCGAGGAGATGTAGAATAGAGCGTAAGCGTGACAGCTTCGGTGTGATAGACTCGTGAAAGAACCTCGACCACATGAGGCCGACTAAAAAAAGAGAAGGATTCATCAGGTTCAACCTGAATCACCTCGAGTGTTTTCTCAAACTCGTTATACCTTCCAAACCCGGTATAAAGATATCTGGTTTCGTATGTAGTTCCTTTTTTACTTATGTATTGCTCGGGTACCTTATCAGCGATGAAGAGCTTCATTACTTAAGAACAACCGTGTTTGCGAAAATGATTGGGAGCAGGGCATCGTCGCTGACCGTGGCAGACTGCATATGCTTAACCACCTCCGTGAGCTGAGTATGGATTGTATTCCACTTCGCGGGATCGTTCAGATACTTGGTCGTACGAGTGCGGTGGTCTGGAAAGGCCTCGAACAGCTCAGCCTCCTTAGCTCCAGACAACTCCATATAGACTCGCATCTGAATCTCATCATAGAGAGGCACCTGTGGCCACCAGCGAGTGCGTGCCTTGGAGTCAACAATTCGCTCATGCTCTGCTACATATCCATCTGTACGACCAATCAGTCGCCATCCGTCATACGTCTTCTTAAATGTCACTGTATTCCTGTCCTTGACCTCAACCTTGTTCTCATCCTCATAAGTGTTCAGAATGCTGTTCTCATTGTTGAGCCCTCGCTTCTTCTGAACTGCGCCCCGGACCTCCTTTGCAACAAGATCACGAACCTCAATCGGCAACTCAGAGTGCCGAAGATCAATGATCATGTTCGCCTTCTTTTCCACGTCTCCAAGGACGTCTGCAATATCTGTCTTGCCTACACATGCCTGGATCCCATTTGCAATAAGGTTCTTGACCGCCTGTGTATAGAGAATATCATTCTTCACCTTAGAGAGTGCCTTGCGATTCTCATCAGATTCAATCTTTGCAATGCGAATCTTGGTTGGAAGATGCTTTAAGAGGAGATCATACATCACCTCATTTGGCTGTTGGTAGGGATTGAGTCCGATGAGCGCAGCGACCTTGGAAGCAGAGATTTCGGGATTAAAGTTTGACATTGTAACGATGTTATTCTCTATTTACAGAAGATTGGATCCATTTTAGACATGGAAAATAGAGTGTTTAGATTTTATGATCTACATCAAAATAAATGGTTTCATATCATGAACTGGTCGCTTGAGATCATAAAAACAGGAGACAAACATCAACGATACATGTTAATGAAATATGGCTCTGTTTTTTTCTATTAAGCGAAGCTCTTCTGCATTCTAACAATCGCATCAATCCATCCAGGCATTCCTTGAAGAACATTTGAAACAGCAAGTGTGTTTCCAGATACGGGCGTTGCATCAAATGTAGTTCCCTCACAGACGATTACAATCGCCGCAATCAGAAGATGCTGTTTTGCCTTGGCGTCGGACGGACTCCACCGCAAACAGTACATCTTGTAGAGAATGTCAATGACAGGTCGCGCGTGTGCCTGCGTCTGTTTCCTGACCGCGTCCCAAAAGATCCATACGGGATGAGATCCATGTACCTCTGAAACGAACTCGTCAAATCGGTTTGCAAAAATGAGTGCCAGCTTGCTTTGCTTCTTATGCTCTCGGCAGTATGCGAAGACCCAGGACATCCAATACAAAGCTCGTGTGACATCACGAACATCTGATCGTAGGGAGTAGGCAAATTCATTGAGCGGGACTGCAACCGGTAAAGGGTCGGCAGGACGGATCGCGATTTGACCAAACAACCTAGAGGGAGCCTTGAGATGTTCCTGAATGGTCTGAGGGTCAAAATCATGCACGGGCTTGATTGTTGGAAGAGATGGCAATTTATTTTTCCGGCACGTGGCGAGTGTAGCAGCCACCTCGCAAATGATCTGGCGAACGTCTGGATTATTGCGAATTGACGTCATGGTCCCTACGGTAAAGACATTTTCGATTGGAGCATAGCGTTCGTAGGCCGATGCAAGGTAAATGAATACATTAGGATTTGCTCGGTTGATATGAAGTGCGGCCGCGTCAAAAAGCGTTGCCCACAAACTATGGACGAGTCCCGAACACAAGAGCTCAAGTGCCCAGTAGCATGCGTAATCTGCATGACCGAGTTGCACGTTCTGAAGGAGAACCTTCACGACGTGTGACCTTGGATGACCACAGAAAGTTGTTTTTTGGAAATCAGCAACGGTACGAGGGTCGGAAACCTCCATTACCTTTGTAGCGGGGGAGAAGCAGGTGTGCTAAACGCAGAGCGCCTGCGGATGATGTATCTGGCAATAAAGAAAATTGCGATAATTGTTGTTAATGCAATGAGCCAGTTTAGAAGTGTATCAACCCATGAACCGGCCTGAGCCGCAGTCTCAATTTGCTTCTTCTTGTCAATGCGGATCTGGTTCCGGACATTTTCAATCTGTTTCTGAAAGGCAGACACTGAATATTGAAGATCATCTTCCACTGACAAGACTTTATCTTTAACGCCATTGACAACATCAATGGTTGATTTCTGCTGTCCAATTCGACCATTCAGATCATCACGCATTGCAACGAGATTATTGATGATGGGCTGGGCTTCGACATTCGCAATGCGTTGCCTTTCCTCTTCAATCCATTTATCTCCCTTTACAAGTGTGTAGTATCCAACACGGGCCTGTTGGTATGCATCGGGTGACTGATCTCGGGCATTCTCAGCCAATTGAAGCTTGTCGTATGCCGTTTTTACTTTGACTGCTTTATCTACATTTGCATCCGCAACTGCAAATGCTGCCTTGAATCGATTAAGCTCGGTCTCATAAACACTTGCGTTTGGTAGTTCTTTATAACTAAACGGGAGTCCTGGTTTCTGAACAGCGGGTACAGGAAGAACGGGAACAGTGATACTTGTATCACCTGTATAGACGCAGGACAGAACGCCCTTGTCTCCGACTCGTAGCTCATAATTTTTCTGTGCTGGGCATGGAATCACACAGGCTCCAAACCCAACCGGGGACACCACAAACTCAGAAGGACAGTTTCCCATTATCTAGTGCTTAGATAGATTCCAACTGACGTTCCTACACAGAGGATGAGAAATACAACTCCTGAGGCATACTGTCCTGGAATAATAAGAAACGCAATCAATGCAAGAAGGATCGTGAATAAGGCCGTTTGGATCACGGCCATGTTGGGCTGTTTTAGTGTTTCCTCGCGCCCTCGTTTGATTGGATTTGGCTGAACATGGGGGCGGGGCATCTTCAACTGGTCCGATGTTTGTTTGATTTTCTTGCCTGCTTCAGAGACAGCGCTGAACCCTGCATACTCGGACTTAATCTGCTCGTACTCCATTGTTTAACGGTTGGGAATATAAGACTTGAATGCACCGAGAATCGGCATGATCGTCCTTACATCGCGATTGGCCTGCATGTCCCTCCATCCGAGGAGGTTAGGACGTGCAGCCTGTCCCTGAGTCTGATAGGGAGCCAGTGTAGCAGCCATGCGGATAAAACGCGTGTGTTCGGAAGCATCGCCAACCATCATGCGACGCACAGGAGGGTTTACCTGACCATAGGGAGAAGTAGGCATTTTGTTTTAGGAACAAGAAGATAATGGACGAGTTCTCAAACCTCTTGCGAATTTACAAGGACAATTACTCGGCATACCGGGTTTCAGGAAATGTAGCACACAAGACTGCATATGAATCGGCACTTGCCTCGATTAACCGGCAACTTGCAATGTCTCAAAAGACACTGTCAGACGATGGAGCCTATATTCAGAACTTTCTAGATAGATATTCAGATGCAAATCCAAGGATTGAAACACTTCATCAACAATCTCAGGCTATTCAGAAGATAGGACCTGCGCTTCAGAATGAGCTTGAAGTTTCAAAGCGCATCAATGCGTCTCCCCATGTTCAGCCGGTCAATGAGAGCTACCTGTATGTAAAGGGAGCTATTGTGATTGGACTGCTCGTCATTGTTGGGATCGTAGGAGCTTTATAACCACCTTTCCACATAAGAACAAAAAAGAAGATCACCGATACGATAGCAAGAGCAACTGCATACCAGAAAAATACAGCATTGAATTTGACTTCCTGATGTCCTCGTAGAGCCTTAATCGTAGCTACGTCATCTCGTTCGTCAAGTAACTTATTGTAATCATTTTGTATCGCTACAAGCTTCTTAACAAGTTCGTCGCGATACTGGTCAATATGACCGGCCTCGTCCTTCACCTTTGCAAGTTCAGTTAACATCGAGTTGAGAATCGTTGAGAGCTCTTTGTTTAGTTTTTTGATTTCAGCTACATTTGGACTGCTTGATGCAATCATTGCGTCGTATTCTTTGCGCTTTGATACGTAATTCCGCTCAAGGACATCCATTACTACTCAGCGGCATTTACATCTTCAACGCAGTGCCGATAATACAAACTTCGCCCCGCCGTATCAGAGTGGCGAGTCACTTCAATGACATCACCGGGGATTGCCCCAATCCACTTGACCATTGTATCCTGAGAATCAATTGCTGGCAGTGGCTCTGGAGATGAGATCTTGTACATCTCAAAGACCTTTGTCTTCTCCTCCTCTGACAGAATTCGATGAGGCATTGCCATCCGGTGAGTCGTAATGTCAAACTGAAGTTGCCAGATATGGAAGAAGATCAATCGCTTTTTTGAATGGGACTTTGCAAGTCGCAGGACGTTCTCCGATGGAGGCGACATAGCCACGATGATGACGCCTGTTGTGTGTCCATTCTCCTCTGCAAATGCAAGGATATTCGTGATGTCACCTGCAAGGACCTTATCCTTCTGACTGAAGCAGACAAGGATCGTTCCAATTGTGTATAGCGTCACCTTCTCCATCTTCTTGGCGTCTGTTGTAACTCGCTCTGTTGCTGTCTCAAGCTTGCGACGACCCAGCATAATGCGAAGTGTAGAAAGTGCAGTTTCCTCCATTGTGTCTCGTCTTCCTTACTGGATATGTCATTCGTTTTTTTCGGACAGATGAACAATGAAGCAGTGGCTCTGGTTTTTAGTCGCTCTCGTAGCAGTTGCTTTTGTCTTGAAGGTCCTCCCTGGAATGGAGAAGTTTTATGGCGGGCCCCCTGAAGGTAAGATGATTGACACAAGCCAGCAGAAGCGCGCGATGGCTTTTGAAGATTCGTCTTACTCGCAAAGGACCAATCACTTCGTCCAGAACAACGATGTCGGGACTGCAACTGGAATGACAACGCCGTGGCAGGTGAATCAGTGGAGTTCTAAGATTTAGGCAACCGTAGTGAGAAGAACTAATGAAAGTAAAAATCCCAAGGGCGCTTCGTGAACAGGTATGGCTGGTCCACGTAGGTCCTAAGTTTCAATACAAATGCAAGGTCTCGTGGTGTACGAATACCATGAACGTGTTTGATTTTCAATGCGGGCATAACATTCCTGAATCTAAAGGTGGAAAAACAGATGTACAGAATCTTGTCCCCATCTGTTCACGTTGTAATCTGAGCATGGGGAATCAATTCACAATTGATGAATGGAACAAGAAGTTTGCATCAAAACATCGATCTTGGTATACGAGAGTGTGTGACTGGTTTAGAGGTCAAGAGTCGGAACCTTCGGCGGTAGTGGTTCCGGTCGTGTCCCGGCCGCGCGATGTCGTTCAACGTCATTCCAAAATTCGCGCAATTCTGAAAGGTGATCCGAAAGCCAATTTGGATCTTTAGGAACAAAGTCCTCCTTGATGTCTGACAGAACCCAATAGATATACTGTTGATCGCCACCCAGTGAACATTGCCAATCATGAAGGTCAACATTATCAGGCTTGTATTCAACCTTCTCCCTTTCATCCACTGCAAAGGCACCCTTCTTGAGAGTGCTCTCATCCCAGGCCGTAAAGTTCACCTGCTTGAATCGGAACTCAACATACTCACACTCATCAATCCCCGTGCACTCCATTTGCATCTGCATCTGGTCCATGTAGTAGATTGGGATCTCATCCTTGCGAACACGAGTCATCGGGCACTTAAATTCGACCAAGCGACCATAACGCAAAGGATCGGAATCTGCATACCGGGGAACAATAAGCCCATCAGGAGAAGCACCCAGAAAACCGTAGACCGGATGTCGACAGCACCCGACGTCGATAATGTCGCAACCAGTCTTATCCTCGTAGATCTTCTTTGCCACGGGCTCAAAGCGAGTTCCCCAAATCAACGCAGCAATAGGATTTGAACCCTCTGCCCTCACAGGCGGTTCAAGTTTCTTTGTCAACAGCTCAAGGCGAGACGCGGGGGTTGTCCAGACCTTAGACACCTCAGAGGCAGTGATCATTGTGCCACGCTGGTTCAACCAAGCGTCCGTTCGCTGATCATTCTTGCCATACAACCGAATCACCCGCTCAAAACAGCGATCACGCATCCACAGGCGACCCACTTCGCTCGTCATCAGCTTCTGTACCAGGTTCATAACCTCCTTCTTCAGAAGGCGGTACGATAGACCGGGCGCTAGAGTTCTGCAAAACGTTATGAATCGTCGAATTCGGACATTTAGTTGTGTGTAGGGTCGATCGTCCAGAAGATATGAAGCCAATGCTTCCTCCATTAGGGTTCTCTACCTTGCTCTCCGAAAGTTCGTTTTGGAGCCGACTCAAACGCAGTTCAAACTCTCCGGGACCCATTGTTCCAAGTTCATTTGCACGGCTAAACATGTCCTCATACATCTTCTTAAACGCGATGTCGTATGCATCCATCTGATCGAGTGGAAAGCCAGCATCCTCAACAGTCCATGAAACCTCTCCCTCCTTGAACACAGGATCAGGAAGTTGAGGCTGATCACGAAGCATCTCCAGAAATGTATTGTATTCCTTATCACCCTCAGGCATCATAAAAAGACCCGGAGTCGTTGCCTCCATAACTCCACCGGACTCGCGAAGACGGCTAATGACCTGTCCGGTACACACTGCGGTCATGACACCGAGACCTTCGTCGGGAGGAGGACGTTCAACAAACTCTACATTCGGATCGATGATTGTCGTGGGAGCATTGATCTCAGCCATTTGTCTTTACTCTACCGACCCACTTTAAGCGAGAATACCGCAGTAAGAATACAAAAATGGAGGTCATCCAGAATCGCGATCATTGGGTTCTTCACCGCCTGCAAGGTTTC